CTGTTATAATTGTTTTGAGGAAACACCCCAAAACTTAATATCAATTCTATTGAAAGTAGAGGTAATAAATATGGCATACACACGTGGTACGTCAAATAATATCATTGTAGGCGCAGCGGCATTCTTTGTTGCTACAGAGCCTATGCTTCCAGCAGATCTTCCAGCTTTCCAAAGCAATAAGTCTTACAGAGACACACTAAGCGATTTCGCAGTGTCTTCTGGACTAGACTTTACAAACGTGGGTTATACCATGAATGGTCTTGAACTACAGTTCCAGCCAGATTTTGGTGAAGTTGCAGTTGATCAGGTTCTTGATGTTGCAAAGCTTTATAAGCAAGGAATGCAAGTAAATCTTGCAACTGCTTTTGCTGAAGCAACTCTTGAAAACCTATTGCTTGCTATTGCAGGTCAGACAGCTGACCTAGGAGCATCATCTGGAAAAGCACAATCAACTGGACAAACACTTAATCTCTCAGCAGGAGATATTGGTGAGTGCCCAGTTGAGCGTGGAATTGTTGCAGTTGGACCTGGAACAGGTGACTGCTCTAATTCAGCAAATGTAGAGCGTGTTTATGCAGCATATCGTGCACTCTCAATTGAGAATGTAACAGTATCTGCAAAGCGTGATGAGCCTTCAATGTTTGAAGTTTCATTCCGTCTTCTTCCAGAAGACACATCTGCTTCATACGGTAAGATCATTGATCGTACCTACACACCAGCATAATAATCTAGTTTAGATTAATAACAGGCCCATCCCTTCGGGGGTGGGCTTTGTTGTTGTGATAGAATAGATATAATGGCTACAAAAATATACAAGTCAGATATTATTACATTAATAGATGGCGAACAAATAGAAATTTATCCTTTAAAGATTAAATATCTTAGAGAATTTATGGAGGCATTCCATTTAATTAAAGATGCAAAAAATGATCTTGAATCAATATCCTATTTGTCAGAATGTGCAAGAATTGCCATGAAACAATATAAACCAGAAATTTCTAAAACAATTCAAGACCTTGAAGACAATGTTGATTTGCCAACTATTTATAAAATAATTAATATTGGTGGCGGTATAAGTATAAAAGGTGAAGTAGATGAACCAGTAAAAGAGCAGGCTCTAAAAAATGACAGCCATGGAAGCGGATGGGACGAACTAGATTTGGCAAAGCTGGAATCTGAGATATTTTTGTTGGGTATATGGAAAGACTATCAAGAATTAGAACTAAATATGTCTATGCCAGAGTTAGTTACAACAATTGGATCTATTAGAGATTTAGACTATCAAGAAAAAAAATTCCTTGCAGCAATTCAAGGTGTAGATTTAGATGGTGCAACAAATCAAGACAAGGGTCAAAAAGAGTGGGAAGACATGAAAGCCAGGGTATTTAGTCGTGGGGCTACATCTGACAGCAATGACATTTTATCACTACAAGGACAAAATGCTAGAAAAGCAGGGTTTGGTATTGGAATGGGTCTTGATTATGAAGATGCCAGAGATCCATCTCTTATAAACAATTAACCTATTTATGCTATAATTAAGGTAACTTACTGAGAGGAAGTTATGACTACAACAGTTCATGAAGAAAAAACAATAACCTTGATTGATGGAACAGAGATTAAGGTCAGACCTCTCAAGATCTCACTTTTACGTAAATTTATGAAAAAGTTTGAGGGCTTGGGGGCAGTCCAAAATGATAACGATCAGTCTATGACACTTTTAATTGAGTGTGTAGCAATCGCTATGGAGCAGTATAAGCCAGAGTTGGGGGAAAGCATTGAGAAGCTTGAGGATGTAATTGATCTTCCTACAGTTTACTCAATTATTGAGGCTGCATCTGGAATCAATCTTTCAGATACCGCTTTACTTGCTTTAGCACAAGAAGAACTATAACGGTTGAAGGCTAGCGGTTAATGGCTGGGGATACAAATACCAATATTTTTATAAATATTGATACTTCGCAAGCAATGGCGCAACTGCGTTTACTTGAGAAGGAACTCACAGCCCTTAACCGCTCTTTAATTGTTGGAACAAAGACTGCAGCAGCAGCACAAGCAAAATACGCACAATCTCTTCTACACAATGTAAATGCCACTGGCCAGTGGACAGCATCAATGACACGAATGAGCACTGCATCTGAGCAGTTTGCTACAAGCCTAGATAGACAAAAACTATCACTTAAAGAATATTTTAGATATGGTGCAGCATCTACCAAAACATTTGGAAAGATGTTTGGTCGTGAGTTTGACACTATTGAAAAACTTGTAGATAAGCGTGTAAAGACTCTACAGCAGCAGTATGTTCAATTAGGACGTGATGCTCAGGGTGCAATGAACTCTATGAAGTTTACTCCAAAGTCATTGAACATGCAGAACCTAACTACACAGTTGATGATGGCAACCCAGCGTCAACAAATAATGAACAAACTTATTGATGATGGATCTACAAAACTTTTAAACTTTGGTAAAAATACACAATGGGCAGGTCGCCAACTCATGGTTGGTTTTACTATTCCACTTATGCTTTTTGGTACTCAGGCAATAAAAGTATTTAAAGAAATTGAAACTCAAGTAATTAGATTTAAAAAAGTTTATGGAGATATTTTTACAGATCAAGGAGCAACAGAGGCTGCTTTAAAAAATATTCGTGCATTAGCAGATGAATATACAAAATATGGGCTTACGGTTGCAGATACTATCAAGACTGCAGCAGATGCAGCAGCAGCAGGCTTTTCTGGTAAGGGACTAGAAAACCTTGTAGAGCAAACAAATAAACTTGCAGTACTCGGTGGAGTTACACAAGAAAAAGCATTAGAAACAACAATTGCACTTAAAAATGCTTTTCAAATTGATACTGGAGCAATGGCTGGAACAATTGACTTCCTTAACGCAGTTGAAAACCAAACAGTTGTAGCCCTTGAAGATTTAACAGAAGCAATTCCAAAGGTTGCACCAGTTATTCAACAATTAGGTGGAGATGTAAAAGATTTAGCATACTTTATGGCTGCAATGCAAGAAGGTGGAATTTCTGCAGCACAAGGTGCTAACGCACTTAAGTCAGGTCTTGCATCTTTAATTAACCCAAGCAATGCTGCATCAAAGGCTGCAGCAGCAGTTGGAATTAATATCAAGGGCATTGTTGAAGCCAACCAGGGAAATCTAAGAAACACAGTAACTGGATTTGCACAAGCACTACAACCACTAACTGATCTTGAACGTTCAAGAGTAATTGAAAAAGTTTTTGGTAAATATCAGTTTGCAAGAATATCTGCACTTTTAAATAACCTAGGAAGAGAAGGAACTCAGGCTGCTCGTGTTCTTCAACTTACTAATGCTTCTGTAGAAGAACTTGCAATTTTAAGCCAACGAGAATTAAAGATTCAAGCAGATTCTCCAATGAATAAATTAGCTGGATCAATAGAAAGATTTAAAAAATCTATAGCCCCTATCGGAGAATTATTTGCTAAAGTTTTTACTCCAGTAATTGAATTTATTGCAAAAATGGCAGAAAAATTTAATAACCTTCCAGAAGGAATAAAAAAAGCTATTGGAATTATAACTGTTGTAGTTGGTGGATTAGGACCAATATTCTTAATGACATTTGGTTTGCTTGCAAATGCCGTTGCAAACTCTGTTAAAGGTGTTCAAGTTCTTCGTAAAGGTTATCAGCAACTTGCTGCGGGATCAACAGATGCAGCACTAAAAACACAATATTTATCACAAGAAGAATTAGAAAATATTTCTATTAGTAATGCTCTTTACTCTAAACACCAACAACTATCTGCAGCATATGCACTAGAGTCAACAGCACTATCTTCTTTGATGTCTGTATATGCTAGAGCTAACGCAACTATGGGATCATTTGCAGCAACTAACCCAGGAATGTTTATGCCTAGGGGTGGAGTTGTGCTTCCTAGAAAATTTGCAAAAGGAACAACATCTGTTCCAGGACCAAAGGGAGCAGGGGATGTAATACCAGCAATGCTTTCACCTGGAGAGTCTGTTATTCCAACAAAACAAACACAAAAATATGCAGGATTTATTAATCAAATTATTCAAGATAAGGTTCCAGGGTTTATGGCTGGAAGAGTTGGAGCATTCCCAGCATTCGGAGCAGCAGCAAATGTTGGAAGGGCTGTATCAACAAGAGGAGCAATCGGAGCCTCAGCACCAGTTATTTCAATAGCATCTGGTTCATTGACAAGACCTGGACTTTCGGGTATTAGATTTACTGAAGGAGCAGATGGTCTAGTAAGTGTAACAGTAGGATCACAATCTTTTAGAGTAAGAAAAGAAAAAGTTGACGAACTAAAAAGTTTATTAAAAGATAATCAAACATGGCTTGAGTCTAAGGGTAGACTTCCTGGAGGACCAGTTAGCACAAAGAAGGGGTATGCTGATACAACAGAAGGAAAACTTGAGCATGTATTAAGAACAAGGCTTGCAGGCAAAGATGTTTTAAGTCCTAGAGAAGTATTTAGTAAATTACAAAAATATGATGCAAGCAAAGTTAGAGCAGTTCCAAAAGAACTTAAGGCCTTAAGAACAAGATATAAAAATTCTCCAATTTATAAAGAACTTGTTAAAACCCACAAAGATGAAGTTAAAAATTTAAAACTTCTTTCACAAACTAAGGGTAATCCATATGGACTAACACCAGACGACTTATTAAAAATTCAGGGTGCACAAGGAGCAAATGCTAAAGAGTTTAGATATTCTGGAGCACTTAGCCATAGATTTACAGATAGACAGGTTGGTGAATTACCAGGATTAACTCAATATAAGAGAAATTCACCAAGCAATGTTTTTGAAGAGCAGTCATTTTTAAATAAATATTTCCAAGATATATCAAAGACTTCTCTTGGTGGAATGCACATATCTAGAAGAGATCAGGCACAAGCAGCACTTAAGATGATTTTAGACAAGCCTGCTTCTAAAAGATCTGCAATTGAAAAGGCTGTTCATGCAACACTAGATAAGAGACTTGCTAGTGGATATTACGAAAAGTTTGGTGCAAAAACAAACCAACTTTCATTGTTAAAAGATGCTGGCCTAACAAATTCTCAAATAAAAGAATTGCCAAGAACTGGTGTTCCAGGATTTGCTAGAGGAGTTGTTTCTCTAGGAATGCCAATACCGTTTAAGACAATTTCTAAAAATAGATCAATGATTTCTGACAGTGTTCCTGGATTTATTCGTGGTATTGCTGCAGTTCCACGTCCAGTAAGAACACAAAACAAACAATCACAATCTGTAGGTCGTGCTACTGAAAAAGAACTTAATATTGCAGATTTTGATAAAGATAAAAAAGGAGCAACTCCAGGTGGCTTTAGAGATATTAGTGGTAAAAAATATTATGTAAAACAATTAAAGTCTGGTCCAGAAGCAACATCTGAGGTAATTGCATCAAATCTTTTATCTAAATTTGGAGGTAATGCAGTTCCTTTACAGATGTTTGATAAAAATATTGTAGGAAGCAGGTTTATTCCTACTGTTAAGCAATCAACAAAAAATAGTTTAGATTCATGGATAGGAAAACAAAAAGATCCAAAAGCAGCAGTTAAAAAATTATTTTTATCATACAAAAGATATGCTACAAAAGATGCTGTGTTTAATAGTCTTATAGGTAATGTAGACACACACGCTGGAAATGTAATGTTTGATCAAAAAACTGGAAGGTTTGTTAATTTAGATATTGGAAATTCTGCACTAGCTGGATTCCGAGGTATTCAAAAACCATCAGATCTTCTTCAAAAAGATGTTGGAGATCTAAAAGAAAGAGTATTTAAAGCAGCCGCATCTCATCTATCTAAAAAAGAAATTGATGCTTTAGCAAAAGAAATAGGAATTACAATACCAAAAAATGCTAAACCAAGAAAAATAAATATTAAAAAACAAATAAATAATCTTGCAGACATTTTAGGTTTTGATTTAACTAAAACATCTACAACTGTTACTTCTACTAACCCAAGCCAAAATAAATTTATTCAAGAACTAATAAAACAAAATCCTGAGTTATCTCAACTTTTTGATTTTGGTAAACTGACTTCTACTAGTGGAAAAACATTTCAAGAAGCATTACAGACAGTATTTACCAGAATGAAAAATGCTCAGAAAGATCCTTTTTTATATTTAAGTAATGGAATATTTTCTGTTCCTGGTCCAAAGGGTGCTGGTGATATTCAACCTGCAATGCTTTCACCAGGAGAAGCTGTAATTCCTGCAAAACAATCTGCAAAGTATATGCCACTCATTCAGTCAATGATTGCAGACAATGTTCCTGGTTTTGAAGCATCAAACGTTACTCCTTGGACTGGAAATCCTGGTTCATGGAGAACTGACTCATCGGGAGATCCAGTTAAAGATACCCCCCCTGCTGGAACAAGGTCTCCAGATAGAGTTGAAAGAGCAATTGATAAATTCTTTGATAAGCCAAGAGTTAAAAAACTTGGAGAAAGAATTGATAAGTTTGCTGCTCAAATGAGTAAGGCAACTCCAAAAGTTGCAGATCTTGGAAAGACAGCAGATAAAACAACTGAGTCTTTTGGCAAAGATAAAACTCGTGGATTCCGTGGATTTTTAACTGGGTACGGAAACGTATCTCCAACAGTTACAAATGAGGACGGAACTACAAGAGCAGCAACTGCATCAGAACGTACTAATCAGCGTCAAATGAATAGAATGAACTTTACACAAAAAATGATGCCTATGCAGATGGCTGGAATGATGATTCCAATGGCTGCTGGAATGGTTGCTCAAAAAAATCCAGAAGGTGCAATAGCAAAAAACATGAATGCAATTATGATGCTATCTATGCTGACTATGCTTTTGCCAATGCTTAATAGTCCACTTAAACTACTTGCAGCCACTGCCGTTGGCTTAATTGCGGTATTTAAAATGCAAGCAGCAACAATTAAAAAGAATATAATTGAAGGACAAAAGCAAGCAGAGTCAATGACTATGACTACAAAACAACTTGAAGAGCTTGGAAAGATTACTGGAAAAGTTTCTATTACTCAGGTTGCACAAGCAAAAAGAGCAGGAAGAAATACAGACATAGTTCCAGTTAGTATGGAATTTGGAAACAACGTTATTTCAAACAGTGATTTTGGAAAAAACCTTAAAAAATCATTTGACACTTCAATGGCAACACTTGGTTCAGGACCTGCTGTAGATTCATTAGTAAATCAACTTGGAACAGCAGTATCACAAGGAGTTCTTGATAGAGGTCAGGCAGAATCAATTGCTGTTGCACTAACAAGAAATCTTAAAGATGCAAAACTTGAACTTGATGTTAGAGGAAAATTAATTCAACTACTTGGACCAAATGGAGAAAATATTCTTAATAATCCATTACAAGTTCAACTTGACTTAATGGCATCTGGAGAAAGGCTTCAGCAGGCTGCTCTTGATAACATGAATCTAGTTGCTAAGCAACAAACTGGAATTAACACAAAAACTGAAATTGCTCAACTAGGAGCAGGAGCAATTGGTGGAGGACTGCTTGGAGCAAGAGCAGGAGTTCAAGCAGCAAACATGGTACAAATGGGATCAAATGCTGCAGCAATTGCTAGATCTGAAGCAGCCATTGCTAAGGCAACTACAGAAATGACAAAAGTAGGAAAAGCATTAGCAGTTGCTAGAGCAGTAAGAACTGGTGGACAAGTTGCTTCTCTTGCAACAGGTGCTACAGGCGTTGGTATTGTTCCTGGAGCAATTGGTTTGGCTGTATCAACAGTAATTTTTGGCGGTATTGAAGCAGCGATTAGAAGTTGGCAAAAGGGTAAAGAAAAAGCTGCAATAGGAAAGTCAGCAGGAATGCTACAGGGAATAGTATCACAAAATGTTGCTGCTTCACAAGCAAGTATAGATGCATTGACATCTCAATATGATTCTGCTATTGCAAATCTTGAACTTAAAAAGAAAACATTAAAGACAGAAAAAGAACGAACAGCAGTAGATGAACAAATTCGTGATTTAGAATCTAAGAAACAGGGCGGATTACAGACTCTAAGATCAAAGCAAGCAAATATGCTAAAGACTTCTGCAGACATGCTAGATCAAGTTTCTGGTCCATCAATATTTGAAAAAATTAGTCCACTTGGCTCTGGTCGTGGTGCAGTTCGTGATAAATACATGGAAGCATTTGCAGTTGGAATGCAAGATAAATTCAAAGACAATGCCCCACTTAAGGCACAGGCTGCAGCACTTCAAGCAGAACTTGATGCAATTGGAAACGATAAAATAACTCTTGAGATTTCAACATTAGTTACATCAGATGTTCTTGCTCCAGCAGAAGCATCAACACTTGTAAACACCCTCACTACCATGGGTGGAGATGTTCAGAAAAGATTAGAGGCAATTGTTAGTGTTCAAGGAACAGAAGGAGTACAAAGACTTTCTACAATTCTAACAATGCTTCCAAATGAAAACAATCAAAGACAACTTGTTTTTGCTATTAAAAATATGGATAAGGCTGATGCAGATGAAACATTCTCTGCAATTGAAGAACTTGGAAAGATTCCAGACTATATTGGTATTGATTTAAATATTGAAACACAAAAAAATAATATTGTAGATCTTAAGGCTCGTGGAAAAGAAATTGATGCTCTTAAAAAGAAATTCCCTAATGGTCAAATAAATCTTAACGCACTTGTTAAGATGCAAGAAGAAGCAGGTGGTCCAGAAAAAAATCTAACATTAGATGCTGCCATTCAGCAATGGACTGCAATCTCTAAACTTCCTAAAGAGTTACAATTCCAGGCAATGATTACTATTGGATCTATTACAGAAAGTGATAGTTTTGATAAGATTTTAGACAGAGAACTTGAATCGGCGTTTTATGCAAAGAACCCTGACTTAAACTATAGTTTTGTTGATCCTAAAAGAGAAGCAGCAAAAAAAGCAGCACTTGCGGCATTTAAAAAAGATGCAGATAATATAAGTGAGGCAACTAGCAAATATTTTTCAAAGGTTGCACCACAACTGTTTGGTGTTGGAACAGTTGATGACTCAAAGAAGGGTGGAGCAACTGGCAACACAAATACTGGTCCAACAAGAGATGACTCATTCTTATTTGATCTTGCTCAAAGATTAAAACTTGTTAAAGAAGGTGCATTTGATGCTCTTAAGCCATTAGAATCTCTAAAGAAATTCCTTGAAGATGGTGGCAAAAAATCAATAAACCCAGGACTTGATGATCAGCGTGGAGCAATTAAACAAATAGAGGCAGCAGCAAAGTCTGCTGGAATTGCTATTGATAAAGATTTCATGGAAATTATTAGAGGTTTAGATGCTGAACAATTTGTGCTATGGTCAAAAACTTTGTTTGACATATCCAAAAATGGAAGAATTAAGGGACTAAAGGATGACTTTATTATTATTAATGAAGGATTCCGCAAAGCCACAATTGGTGGGTATATTCAAGATGTAAAGGATGCAAGTAAAGAAATTGAAGATCAAATTGTTGCCCACAAAGCATTAACAGATGAGGGATATAACTCAATTGAAATTCAAAAGATATTACAAAATGCAACACTAACTGCAAAGATTGCTGCACAGGGTGGACTAAAAGCTACTAAAGAAGAGCAAGCAGAACTAAACAAAGAAATACAAAAAACTATTAACCTTAATTATGAACTAAGCAATATTAAACTTAATGAAAATATTGCAGAAACAAAGATGCAAATTGAGGCCTATAACAGACTGTCTGCTGCAGGAGTAAAACAAGAAGTTATTCTTGAAATACTAAAAGACAAAAATAATGCTTGGGCTATTGCTTCAGCCGATGGAACAATAAATACTGTAGATAAGTTTGGTGATTTAATAAATAAGACCAAAGAGTATTCTGATCTTCTTGAGTTAATTAGAAAACAAACACTCACCTTTGAGCAAAAAACACAAGATGCTATTGATGCAAACATTTCTGCACTTGACCTACAGGCCAAAACACTTCAGAATCAATTTGATTTAGATAACTTTCAACTAAAAGCTGACATTAAAATTGCTGAGGGTGAAGTTGAAAAGATTAATAAAGACATTGAAAAAGAACAAGATAAAATTGATAAAATTAATCTTGAACTAAAGTATGATCCAAATATTGGACAAAACTTACTTGATGACCTACAAGAAGAAATTAATGATGCTCAAAGAAAGATAGAGTTTGATTTTGATAGACCTATTCAAAAGTTGCAGGATAGATCAACAATACTATCTAATGATTTAACATTAATTGATAAAGCTGCAGATGAAATTAATGAAAAATATGACAAACAAGAAGAAGCTTTATCTAAAATTTCTCAACTAAACTCTGATATTGCTGCACAAGAAAAAAGTAGAATATCTCTTGCAGATGCTTTATCACAGGGTGATATTTCTGCAGCAGCACAGATGATACAAGAAATGAGAGCTAATGCAGCAGAATCAGCAAACCGTTCAGCCAGAGATTTATTAGAAACTAGAAGAAAGTCCGAAATTGAAAACTTGCGCTCTGCAAGTGGTATGACAAAGAAACAAATTCAAGAAGAACAGTTTAGAATTGAACAACAGATTTTTGCACTAGAACAACAATCAAAAATTGCTAAAGAAGCAATTATTAAAATTGAAGATAGAATCTATAATATAACAGAATTAAGAGAAGCAAAACTTCTAGATATTAGAAACATTGAAACAGTTATTGATGGATTTAAGTTTAACCAACTTGCAACAGCACAGTCTAAGTTAGATGCACTACAAGGGGAACTTGATAAGAATCAGGCAATACTTGATGCAAAACTTCTTGCAATTGATAAAGAAAAACTAGGTTGGGATTCAGTTCAACTTAAACTTGACGCTTATAAAGATGAGCTGAAAAAGATTAATGATGGTCCACTTAAGACTATGAAGGAAATTGTTGATTCAATTGCTCTAGCCCTTTCACAAATTACAAGTAGTAAATTTAAACCAACAAGTCCATTTATTACGTCTAAAGAAGCACAAGAAGCAGCAGATGCAGCAGCACGAGCAGCATATGAAGCATCAGAACGAGCAGCATATGAAGCAGCAGCTCTTGGTTTTAGTGCTGCAGGTTCTTTATTAGATGATGGGGATAGAGGAATAACGGCAGCACAACAGGCTGCTAACGATGCAGCAGCAAAGGCAGCATGGGCAGCTTCAGAGATTGCAAGAACAGAAATTGTAACAGCAACTAATATAAAAAGTTTAAATAAAGCAGTTGCTGAAGCACAAGGAATCCTATCTCCAGAAACTATAGCAGTAAATATGGCAAGAGCACTAACAAAATCAGAATCTATGACACAAGCAGTCGGCGGAACAGCAGCAGCACTTTCAGCTGCACGATATACTGGCCAAGCAATGAGGTATGCAGAAATGGTGGGCAAATCTTCTGGCGGAATGATTAATCCTAAATATTTTGCTGCTGGCGGATATTCTCGTGGTACAGATATAGTTCCAGCAATGCTAACCCCTGGAGAATTTGTAATGAGTAGATATGCTGTTAGCAGTTATGGTGTTGATAAAATGAAGGCAATTAATAGTGGAACATACGAAGGCGAAAAGGTGTATAATTATAACCTAAGCGTAAATGTTAAATCTGATTCTAATCCAGATGAGATTGCACGAGTTGTGATAAAGCAAATTCAGCAGTTAGATAATCAAAAAATAAGAAAGCAGGCGAATTAATGGCTACACCAGTCTACATGTCTGGTAGAAAGCAGTATCAAAGACCACAGGCTATGCTTTGGTCAGATACCCCAGGAGTTCTTTCTGGTGGGTCATACGTTCCTTCTGGGTATGAAGTCTATCAAGACCTTACAATACCTCCAGCAGATATTAATGACTCATTTATTATATTATCAGATCATAATAGGGGTGCTATTGATTTTGCAACAGAAAGAATTGAACAAAGAAAAAGAATGGTTAATGGAACAATGCGTTCTTATCACATAGCAGATAAACTTACTATATCTACTAGCTGGTCAAATCTACCATCAAGAGGATTTGCATTTCTTGCAGACTTTAATCCAGCAAATGGAAAAGCACCAGCAGAAAGAACAATTAATGGCATTCCTACAAGTGTTGAAAAATATACTGTAGATGGTGGTGCAGGTGGTGCAGAGTTGTTAAAATGGTATCAAGATCACAAAGGACCATTTTGGGTATTTTTATCATACGATAAATACATAAATTTTGGAATAGACGATAATGCTCATTTACATTTAGCTCAGTATTCTCAGGTAGTTCAAATGTACATAACAGGATTTAACTATAACGTAGTTAAGCGTGGAGGTCCTGGAATATCTACAGGAAGCACTTTTGGTGGATATGATTTTTGGGATGTTTCTGTAACGCTGGAAGAAGTATAAATGTTTCAGAATGAAGATTTGAAGAATCATTTAGAGTCTTCTTTTACAATAGAGTCACAAACTGCTTTAATTGCGGAATGGAATATGAATGTTCCAGGAAATATATTTAAGTTAGGAAATTATAGATACAGACCAACAAGCACAGGAGTATATGCCTTTCTTCCTAACCTGTTTGATAGACTTGATGCAGGAACATATTATACTGGTGCAACTAATGCTGACATTACTATTGAAAATGGCCTAGAGGCTGATGGAACAACACCTTTGCTATTTACATTTCAAAAAGAAAAAGAAAAGCTATATTACTCCCTTGAAGATTGCATAAAGCCATTTAGACCAAGATCAGGAATTAACAAGTGTTCTTTTTTTACTAATAAATATTTATCCCATCCAAACCAAGATATGTTTTTACGACCAAGATACTATATGCCAACAAAAGATGATCAGTTTAAGTATTGGAGATCGTATAGAACAGAAGGTAGTGGCAATAGCTTAGATACCAGAAATATAGAATACGGTATATCTAAGTCAAATGATAATGGTGTATATCCAATTGAGGATGCAGTTCCATTTGTTGTCTATAAAGAAGAAGTTCCAGCAAATAGAATTATTATAAAGGTTCAAACAAATATTGGCGATATCGATCTTGGACCATTTAAGGACTCTGGAGTTGAAGATTTTCCAGACCCATTCTTTGGAAATATAAACAAAACAGTTCCTCAAAGATTTAATGTTCAATATCTTGATGCAAATGACCAATGGATTAATGCTTATGTTTTTGATCAAACAACAACTAGACAAGACGGATCAGATATATTTGGTCCAGATGGATACCTAAGCCTACAGTATGGACTACAAATACCTTCTGAGTATCAGAATAATTTTTTGTATGTTGGAAAGGTTGCAGATGTTTCTCAGATACCAGACCAAAGTATACTTGGATATGCATACCTACTACAAGAAAATAGTTTTGAACAAGGCACACTTTATATTTGGAACGGTACAGATTATGATCAATCTGTTCCAGAGTATAGTTGGTCACTAGGAACAGAAAACATATACGAAAATACACAGTTTGTAACTGACCTTACTAACCCAGACTATTTTTATGAGCCAGGGGACCAAAATAAGTTTTACAGAGAACTTGTCTGGGTAAAGGGATTAAGGCTTGTAGTTGAGTCAATGAATGTTGTTGACGCACCTCTTGAACTAATAGAGATATCGCCAAGACTGGCTGTTGATTTAACTGGAAGACTAATAGAGCTATCAATAACAAAGTCATTGTCTGACTTAACAAATGCTTCTTTGCCAGTTGGTGGCATGTTTGCATCTACTGGTAAGGTATCTTTATTTGATGATGACCAGGCATTTAATCAAAACAATGTTTGGAATGGAAATTCTGGCAGCATTATATCTAAATACCTAAAGAAAAACATTCAATTTAAATTCTATGATGTTATTAAAAATGTAAACTCAACAGACCTAGCTGGAAACCCAGAAATAGCAAACTTTTATATTCCAATCAAAGTTCTTTATTCAGAAGGAATCCCACAAACAGATTCTGGTCAAGCAACAATCTCTATGGACTTAAGAGACTTTTTCTTTTACTTTGAATCAATGCCATCGCCACAAATTCTTCTATCAGAAGTATCCTTGAGTCAGGCTATTGCAATTCTTTTAGACTCAATTGGTTTTTCTAACTATGTATTTAAAAGACTTGCTTCAGAAAAAGATCCAATCATTCCATTTTTCTTTATACCACCAGAAAAGAATATTGCAGAAATTTTAATTGAGCTTGCAAAGTCTACACAAAGTGGAATGTTCTTTGATGAGTATAACAACTTTGTAGTAATGACAAAAAACTATTTGCTAGATAGCCAAGACCAAAGACCAGTGGACATGGTTCTTTATGGATCTCAAGACAGTACAATATCTGGTATTAATGAAAATGTTTACCCAACTAAACTATCTAACATTATTGATATTGCTTCTCAAGATCAGAAGGTATTTAATCAGGGTACTATTAACTACACCTCTAGATACATACAAAGATCATATGGAACATTAAAACAATCTATGATGATAGATAGAGAAAAGACTTGGATCTATAAACCAGTTCTTCTTTGGGAGATATCTGGCTCAGAAGCCACAAAAACTCTTAATGATGAAAAACAGTCTAAGTATACATTGAGCGCCATGCCATTAAACTCAGACCTAACTGTGTCTGTACCACAGGTTGTATCAAGACAGATTGTAAATAACATTATTGACTTTGGTGAAAATGTTTACTACATAAGTAGATACCAAGGATTTTTCTATTCATCTGGAGAAATTATAAAGTATGATGCTGTTGAATATAATATTACTGGCGTAGGAAATGTTTGGATAACTAGCAATCTCGAATATCAAAAGTATTTCGCATCACTTCCATTTAATGGAAAGATATATCCAACAGGAGTTGTAAGAATTTATGCTGAGCCTTACTATGAACAGATAGAAGGAAGAACATATTTAAAAAATGGAGCTGTTGCCTCACATGGCCGTGGTCAATTTAATACCACGATAACATCTCACAGTGCAGGCTTGCCAAGCAATTGGTCAGATAATCAGTTTGTTCAGGGATGTAATATGAATGCAGATGATTTATACAATACTTCTGTTTCTGTTACACCCCCAACAACATCTCCAGCATCTGCATCATCACAAGCTGGATATGACATAGATTTTACAGCAAAAGCAACCAAATCACAGAGAAATGGAGTTATTAAAAACTTTTTTTCATCTTCATTTGGTACGGAAGCAAACATTGGATATTTAAGAAGTACTCAGACTGGAACAGTACAATCATCTGCATTAGTATTTACTGGCCCAGATTTTGGAAATACGGAAATACCTAAAAACTTTATTACTTATGTTTGGAAAGACTTAGATAAGCCTTATAAGCACATCGGTACTAGAATGAGAATTATTGGAAAGGTTGAAGCAGCAGGAGATCTTTCACAAACACCATCTGGTGGAATGACTTATTATAATATTCCTAGCACAAATCCAACACAACCTGTCACTATTGGTGGTGGATCTGGTGGTGTGTGTATTGTAAACCCTAACACTAATAATGGATACTACTTTGAAATAGCAGCATTAAGCGCATCAAATCTTGATTCTTATTTAAACGTTGACACCTCCACTGGAGAGCCAACTAATGCAATTGATAACATTATGTTTTATAAAGTAAAAAGAAACTCTGCCGCAGCCAGCAATAAAGATTTAGCTGTTCCAATCAAAATGTGGGGTGGCACTGGAAATATAGTTGTTGACGATGGCAACTTTACAGGACAATACAGAATTATTGGAGAAGAAAATCCAACGGTATATGATCTAGCAATAGAGTATGTAGACATTAATGAAACAACCCGTGTATTCTATTTGTATATTAATCAAAAGCTTGTTCAGGTAGTTACAGACACAGACCCTATTGATATTATTACAAACTCTATTGGTTTGTTTGTAAGAGGAACATCTAAATGTATGTTTGAAAATATATATGCACTAAGCGAAAATTACTCAGACAACTCTGTTTTTACCACAAATGTGCCAATTGCGTCTATATTCGGAGACGACAACGGAGAATTGAATGCATCTGAGGCATTGACAAAATACTCTTTAAGTGGTATGATTCAAAAAACGTTTTTATCAGAAGTTAGCCCAAATACTGCAAGAAAATACAATATCTACTATGATGAGTTCGGCACGACCATGCGTGAATGCTCATACTTTAATATTAAGTTTGATCGTGCATATCCAGCACTCTATGCTCAGATATCCCCAACATTTAATAGATTAAAGGGATATACGGTATCTGGGTTTACAGCATCCTCTTATGGTGCAGAATTTTTAATCTTTAACTGTACAGACTCAATCTTAAGTTTAGATGAAACAAGCGGTAACTACTTAAGAATTCAGGGAGTTTCATTTACACAAGATACAACATCAACAGTAACAATAGATGATTACTACAAAAAGCGTGGCAACTTTTCTGATCCAGAATTAAAGGGTGACGTGATAATTAAATCTCCATATCAATTTACAGAAGAATATGACAAAATTAGAAATAGTAGAATTGAGTATGGAAAAAATGAATTTTCATTAGATAGTATTTACATACAATCACAAGATCAGGCAGAAGACATTTTGGGTTGGATAGCCAGTAAAAATCTTTCACCTAGAAAAGCTATTGGTCTTGATATTTTTTCTATGCCAATTTTACAACTTGGAGATATTGTAAATATTAATTATAAGAATGATGAAGGACTTGACTTGGTTGTTCCAAGTACAACTAGGTTAGTAGTATATAATATTGATTATTCTAGGACAGTTGAAGGTCCTAGTATGACCGTCTATTTGAGTGAGGTATAAAATGGTATCTAGCGGAGTAAGCCCAACACCAAATACGGGTAATTTTTTATTTACTACAAAATCTTCAATTAGCTCAGATGTTGTTAAGTCAGCAAGCCCAGACATTGTTTTATTTAATGATAAAGACATAGAAGACAATGCAGAAGCTATGGTCGATCTTTTGTTTGAAAATATTGGCGGTCAGGAATTACTGCAGATAGCCAGATATGACACTGTAAATGGTCAAGAAGTTTTGTATCAACCAATTAAAAATCTTAATATAATTCAAGAAGAGTATAATCCAAACAACATACTTAAATTACAACAAACATCAGATAGAATATTTGGCAACTTTCCATTAAAACTTGAGCCTACAATACCACAAGAATACACAATAACTGGGGTAACAGAAAATGTTTATTTAGATGCTGATGGCAATATCGTTATAGAGTTAATTAATCTAGAGGGTAATGAGCAGGTAGAGGTAGAGATCACTCGGAGTGGTACAATATATAGTATAGATTTAACTGATAATGAAATAGGAACCATATGATAACCAATACAGGTAAACAGATTATATCCAAGTATTTGCTTGGCACTACATCATCCTATGCTGCATATATTGCCCTTGGGTGTGGAGCTAAACCAAGACTAACAACTAGTTCAGCTTCTGGTACTTCTAGTTCTTCAAATGTTGTAACCGTGCCAAGCATGGATGCATTTTGGAAGGGTGCCAAAATATCATTGGTTTCAAAAGAAACTATTGCTATATCTAACAGTGGAACAGTTGGAAGCATATCTGGCTCTGGTCCTTGGACAGCAACTATTACTGGAATGTCTACCACTGTAGGCTTAAGTATTGGAGATAAGATTACCGCAACTGCTGGAACTGGATCATTGGGTGGTAGTGGATTATATATTGTTGCTACAATTCCTAGCACAACATCTATAACATTTACAGCGACTGGTGGAACTACGCCTACCGCTGGAACAATAACAAATATTAAATATGGAACTGGTGAGTTAAGTTCAACAGAAGATACTATAATAACCGAAATAACTAGTTCAACTACTTTTACTGTAGATCCTGCACCTGTTGTAGATTTATACAATGCTGTAATTTCTGCAGAAATTAATCCATCTCTTCAGGTTTTAGATTTTGAAATGTTTAGGGTTCCCATAACCTCAAGAGGCTACATAAACGATTCTGGGGTTAATAAGGTGGTGCTGACAGCGGAGCTACCAACTGAAGAAAGATATGAAATATCCGAGGTATCAGTATACTCCGCTGGAGCAAACTCTAGTGCTGGCCCATATGACAGCAAAACAATTACAGCTTTTGCAAACACAGAAAGCTGGACATATAATAATGGATCTGGTCCAAATAGTGCGGTTATTCCTACAGACACAAATCCAGTAAATCCAAACCCAATATATGCTTTGATGATAGATGAACCATTGGCAGAAGAGGCAACAAACAACATTACTATTACATCTAAGGCAATCCAAACTTTATCAACAAACTTTACCTTTGAAAACACCATCAGAGCAGGTAGATATGAAAGATGTAGATATTTAAATAATATTATTATGCTTAGAGGTAACAGTTCACATATTGGTCTTGATTCTAGCAGCAACTTTGTTTTTGGTGGAACTCCAACATTCTTTAATTTATCTGGACAAACTGTTGATTTTAGTAGAAACTCTACATCAGATTTGCTAAAAATAGCATTTTCTGTAGTAAATGTTACTGGAAACAATACTGCAAATATTGCAGAAAAAATTCGTGTAATGGTAGAGTTTTCAGACAGTAACGGAACACAATACGCAAGAATGCAATGCGATATCACAGGGTCAACCATCCTAAACAATAGGTATGTTACTGTTGAAAAAAGACTAGATGAGCTTATTTATAGTGCTAACTTTTCTTGGAATGCAGTTAGTGAAATTAAAATTTATGCTAGTGCAATAGATAATGAAACAACAATATCAAACAAAGCTTTAACAAGCAATATTGCAACCATAAGCACTGGCTCAACACCACACGGCCTTACAACTGGTGATGGTGTAACTATCTATGGAGTTGATTCGACATTTAACGGTACTTATACTGTTCTTGATGCACCAACATCAACATCATTTAGATATAATAAAACAGCAACAAATGTCACTTCTGCTGTCGCAACTGGAAATTTTGATAAGGTTAACTCTAATTATTTTATTGCACTTGATGCAATAAGACTTGATAATGTTTCAACAATTAACCCTTTGTACGGAATGATTGGTTATGCCCTTGTCGAAACCCCTGGCGCAGTCACCATTGTAAAGCAAACAAACACAAGTAACTATATAGAATTTAGATTTGTTCTGGATGTGTCGTAATGTCTGTAGTTAAAAAGGTGGTAATTGGGAGAGATGAACTTCCAGCGGTAGACCTAGAGACTAGAAGCTATAATGTTAGATATAGGCTAATATCTGAAGATAGAAACAGAATTTCTTTTTGGTCAAATATATATAACTTGGTCTCACCAATAATTACACCAACTACTGAGTTTTCAATTGTTATTACAGGTGCTAATAACTTGGTTACTGTTACATGGAATTTAGACCAAGTTCCAGAAACAGCATATTTTGATGTTTGGGTAAGATGGGTTGGTGCCTCTGCTGAATCTAGTTATCCTTGGCAATACCTTGCCACTATAACAGATAATCAATACTCTATGGTATTTCCAACAAATATTCCAGCTCCAGGTGGTGGAACAGAACTTCCAATAAAAGTAAGGGTTGCCGTTCAGCGACCTACATATCCAAAAGAAAAAGAAAACTATCCGACAGTTAGTGAAATAACAGTATTTCAAACGGCACTTGAAACACTTTAATGATATAATGGAGATATAATGGCAAAAGTACCGCTACCAGAACGAGGACAGCCCATAGATGTGGCTTACCTATACCAAATAACAAATGCACTTAATCAGCTGTCTGATCAAGTGTCTACTGCTACATACAACTATACAACAATTGATACTGTATCAGCAGGAAAACAAAATATTAAAACATCTGAGGCTCGTGTTATTGGTGGCTATGTTCCAGTAGCAAATAACAGTACTGTTACGGCATCATCAACTAAAACTTTTACATATGCATTCCCTAGTGATTTTAAATATACTCCTATAGTTACAGCTTCTGCTATTAACTCAGGTAAAACTTCTGCTGGAGAAAACGTTTCTGTAGTTTTAACAGATGTAACTAGATCCAGCGTGTCTGGTTTAGTAAGATTTAATGCCTCTGGCGATGTATCTACGATTGTAAATATCATTGTTATAGGCGTACCAAACTAAAGGGGATTGGGCAATGCATTGTAGTAAATGCAGTGGCAGAATGTTTGTTGATAGACAATATTCTAGTCAGATACATATTGAGACTTATTGCGTCTGTTGTGGTTCAAGAAAATTTTTTCATCCACCAGCAGACAGCAAGGAGGGTAGATGGATTTTAAACCAAGAAAACTTGAGAGCAAAGACTACAATAGTCAACCTGTAATTAAAGGAAATCAAAACATCTGGTTTCTTAATGGTGACTTAGTTAGGCTTCATCATAGTTCACGATCTACTGGAATGGTATCTGTCTATAATATTACAAAAGATAGAATTGAAACATGCTTTCGTGCTGACTTTAGAAAAAACAGACAAAGGGCATACACTGTAACAGAAACTGCAAAACTTGTCAATAGACATAGGAAATATTTTCCAATGTTAATTAAACGAGGAGTCATTCCTCCACCAATGGGTTCACAACTAAACGGTGTAAGACATTGGCAAGTAAGAGCCTACTACTCTGAATTGCAAGTAAAAGAGATACGTGATATACTTGCAAGCATACATATTGGAAGACCAAGAAAAGATAATTTAATAACAAATAATATGACACCTACTAGTCAAGAGTTGACACGTAGAACAGGCGATGGTATACTAGTTTATACAAGAACCGAAGATGGAAGATTTATTCCAGTTTGGAATGAGAGCATTAACTAATGGGGGAAATCATGGAAGAAATTACAGAAAACGTTATTGAAAGACAAAACACAAAGGTATCTG